TATTGCTTCTTCTTCTGTCATTGGCTTCATTGGCTCAGTGTTATGCAACAGATATCCTCGTGTATGCTTTACAAAGTCTGGTTGTGCTTCGTCCTTCTTGAGTTCCCAGTAGACCCATACAGGTGGTAGTATGCCACCGTTTAATGCACAAGCCATCCAGTTAGGGTCAGGGTGTGTAACCTTTGCAGGTTCGTCTAAGTTGTCAGGGTCTTCCCATACAATGCAATACTCACTTCTGTATGGCTCTAGGTTTTGCTTTGCCCATCCTAGTCTATCCCATAAATGTGTTCCTTGAAATTCTGGTGTCATGCTAAATCTCCAAAAATCTGTGTATCAACTGCAACAGGATCACTGTTAGAACTTGAGTTGTTTTCACAATCTACCCTACAGCTTGCCGTTGCTCTATCAGCTACTGCTAATGGATTATAACTTCCTGCATCGTTTTCTAATGCTATCAGTCCACTTGCAGTATATGAAGTATTAGACATTGCGTTAGAGAAAGTAACTGTATAAGTTCCTGTGCCGTTGTCAGTCATACTTGCAACATTAAAACTATCTCTTGATGCAGCACCTGATGCTGACCCATCAAAATTTACCCAACACTTACACAACCCCTCTTGCACATTCGTAGTGGTAATATTTCCTGCACCTGCAACAATAGTGATGCTGTTCTTTGCGTCTACTCCCTCTAGAGCATTTGCTCTTAGTGTACTCATGCCAAGTCTCCTGCTACTGCTATATACACATCATTTAAATCGTCATTAGTTCTATTGTTGCCAGAGTTTGCAAAAGCTGTTTCACAGTCAAATGCTCCTGTAGTTTGTTGGTCATTCGTTGTTTCTACAGTATGGATAGCTGTAGCGTGTAGTTCTGTAACAGCACCTAATACGGCATAGGTTGTATTAGCCATGTCATTTGCAATATTAATCCCAAAATCTCCAGTTCCGTCATCATCAACTGATGTAAGATTAAAACTGTCTAATACTGTTGCTGATGCTCCTCCAAAAGATACCCAACATTTTATTAAACCTTGCTGTAAGTTGGTAGTTGTAGAGTTACCCTCTCCTGTGACGGCAATAGACCCTGCTGTTGATGTGCCTGTGAGTGTGTTTGTTTTGAGAGTTGCCATTATGCTAAGTCTCCACAAAGTTGTATATGTTGGTCTATTCCAGAGTCAGCACCAGTATTTGCAATCATTGTTTGCATCCTTAAAGTTCCTGTTTCCATTAAAGCGCAAAAAATAACTCTATCAGGTTCAGAGCTTCCTGTATTTCCTGTGCCTGTAACGGCTGCATATCCCACATTAGCAAAAGAGTTAGTATAATTTATTCTATTGTCTCCAGTGCCTGTGTCCTCAATACTACTAAGTCCAAAACTATCTGTTGCAGAAGCAGAATCACTTACAGTTCCTGCCCATACCTTCGCTAGACCCTGTTGTAGATTAGTAGTAGTGGCACTGCCCTCACCACGAATAGTTACCTGACCAGAGGTGTCGATAGCCATACTCGTAGTATTATTCGTATGCTTTATGTTTTGTACTAGAAGATTGCTCATAGTATTGCTACGTTCCCTCCTGATTCTATTGTCAGTGTAGACCCACTTGCTATTGTCAAAGGTCCTGTAACATTTGCGTTTTCTGTAGCTGCGATTGTTACATCACTGTCAAGTGACTGTGCATTAGTTCTAAACATGCCACCATGCTTGAAGTTACCCTTGTTTGCTTCAGGTGCTGTAACACTACCGTCTGTTAGAGCAAGGTAGTTGACAAAGATGTTACCTGTTCCTGAAGAAGGTGCTGCACTAAAGGTCAGTGTTGTACCGTCAGGCACTGTATAAGCGTTACTGTCCTGCACTACACCATCTACTGATACAAGTATATCCTGAACGCTAGTGACGGTCTGTGACAGCGTAAATGTCGTGTCAGAGCCATCTCCATTAAACCTTTGCACAGATGGTATTGTGTTAAATGTGGTTGCTGTTACGTTACCTACATAAGGCATTATGTTATCTCCATGACTGATATAGTAATATCACTAGCTCCTGATGCAGTAAGTGTAATTTCATCAGTGTCTTCTAATACTATTTTATTTCCTGCTAACAACTCAAGAGATGCACCAGAAGGTATAGGTGCATTTTTAACTAAATGTACTGTATTATTAGCACCACCATTAGTACCACTATGTGTTCTACTAGCTGTATCTGATACAAGTTTAACTGATACTGTAACTTGACTTGTTGTTGTGTTAGCAACCATAACTCCTAACAATATCGTTGCAACAACTGAACCACCTGCAACATAAATCTGTTCTTCAGACGTTATTCCTGCCGCTGTAATTGTCTTAAATGTATTTGCCATATTTTTCTCCTTATCCTAATGCAATGGCTAATGCTGTAGCTTCGTTTGATGCTGATACTGTTGTTGCAACAGTTCCTGATTCATCTCCGAATGTAAAAGTTCTATCTGCTGTTGGGTCTGTTATAGCAAATGTTGTTTCAAAATCGTTATCTGTAGCACCCTCAAATGTAATACCTGTAGCTGTTACATTACTAGCTGCACCTACAGTATTACTTACAAATGCTTTAATGGACTGCTGTGTAGCAATAGCAGTGGCACTGTCAGATGACATATCATCTTCATCAAGGATAGCTGTTACAGTTGCGCCACTAGCAAGTGTTACACTACTAAATGTACTTGCTGCGGCACTGTTAGCACCAATCACTGTTCCGTCAATAGCACCACCATCAATGTCTACTTTACTAATATCAACTTCACCAGTACCATTAGGTGTGATTGCAATATTACCATCAGCACCATCAGCGATTGTAATTACACCAGAACTTGAACCTGCATTAGTATTTAATGTTAAGTCACCTGTGCCATTTGTGGTAATTGTCACATCAGCATTATTGTCACCAACACGCACTGTGTCAGCATCAAGCTGAACATCGCCAGTACCATTTGGAGTTAGAGCAAGATTACCATTAGTGTTAGTGCTAATAATAGCGTTACCATTAAGATTAATATTACCAATAGTAGCACCACTACCATTTAACTTTAGTCTTTCTGCTGCAGTAGAACCACTTGACATAGTTTTAAATACCATGTCAAACTCTTCAGAGGTAGGTGTAAGACCAGTTGTTACAGACTCAATTATACCACCTGTCTCAAGTGTACCTGCTGCAGTCTCAGTAGAGAACTCAATACCAGTACCAATACCCACGGCAGGTGTGCCACTGCTTTGTACTTGTAGTTTAAGTATGTCAGTAACAGAATTTGTAGTGCTGTTTTCTACATTAAGAGTAACACCTGTATTGTGTACATGTGTTATACTTACTTCACTATCTCCTCCAAGATTAATTACTGCAGCGTCTGATGTCAGGCTAACATCATCACCTACATTTAAATCTGTGCTAATGTCAACCTGACCTGTTACATTTACACCATCTGCATCCGTAGCAAACTTAGTAACATTATTGTGTAATAAAGTTGCAGCACCATCTTGTGTAAACTGAGCCATAACTTCATCATTAGCGGCATTTTGAATTTTTACTTCATTACCACTTATTATTAAAGAACCAGTTCCAATGTCAGAAATAAAACTGTTATTAGTGTCATGGAATATTTCTAAATCAGGTGAGGAGCTATTTCCAAATGTAAGTTTTTCACTATCGTCAAGATGTAGTCCATCCAAGGCAATACTACCAGTAACGGAAATACCTGTTGCTGTTGTTGCTAGTTTAACAGAATTGTCATGATATAAACTTACAGCACCATCCTCTACGAATTGTGCCATAACCTCTGAGCCATCATTCTTTCTGACTTCAACTGTGCTACCGTCTAATGCTAGTTTACCTGTGCCTGAATCTCTTATAATACTATTTGATGTATCATGAAATATTTGTAAATCTGCATCTGCACCAAAAGTAGCTTTAGCACTATCTGCAAACTCTAGTGCATTATCACTAGCATCAAACACAATGTTGTTTGCTGCACCTGTTAAAGTAACATCACCTGTAGTAGTTACGTTTACAAGATTAGCTGTACCTGCTAGGAATAGGTCCTTAAACTTTAGTCCTGATGTACCAATATCAAGTGTGTTGTTTGTTTTAGGTTTAATCTCTGTAGTGCTTGCTACAAAGTCTTGAGCAGGTCCAAGCACTGTAACAGGACCACCTTCGGATGATGTGCCATCATGTGTGTGTCCTGAACTACTGTTAAAGGCAGCTTCAATGGCATCATATTCACCATCAAAGTCAGAAGCGTTTATAATGTTACCATCAGCAATATTATTACTGGTATCGGTTCTAGTGTAGCCTGTTCCCATAATTTTTACCTTCTATCGTTCAATCCATATTCAACTGTCAGTGCATCAATTGAGTAGGGTGGGTTTGTATCATCTGAATCAAACTGAAATGACACTGTAAATCCTGAACCTACAACTTGTGCTTCAAATAGTTTAAGCAACTTTGTACCAAATTTTGTACTACCAAATGTGCCTGTTCCAAAAAAACCAACAACTCCTTGTGTATTTAAGATACTAAGTGGTGCAGGTTGAATAGTACCTTGACTATCAAAGTCTAGTTTTAAACTCACATTAAATGAAACACTACCTTGAGGGTCAGTATATAAAAATAGCTTATAAAATGTCTTTCTTCTACGTGGGTCACTTATAGGCATGTGTGGTGTAGCAAATGTAGTTTTAATATTTGCACCATCAAATGAGTTGCCACTTTCCATCTGATACAAGTAACCATCGTCATGTGAGAACAGTACTACCTCTGTATTCTGATTATAGTTACTGTCTGCTACGTTAGCTCTTATCCCTCGTGTTTCTGCCCAAGCCATGTTATCACCACCTTGAGGAGCAAACTGTGTTGCTAGTATGCCTTGAGCATTTTCTTCTGTAATATTGGTATTAAAACCAAGTATTCTATACTGAGACTTTTCACGAATTACACAACTTGTAAATGACGTATTAGCAGAAATAA